AAATTGCTGGATTTTATTTCGTCATAATAGAAGAACCTTACAAGACAGAACCAGAATGAAAGAAATTGTAGAAGAAATTACAAAATTGACAGAAGAATGGATATCTCTAACGGGAAAAGATCATTGAAATATTTTTTTGTATATTTGTTTCATCTCTATTTTTTTTATATTTTTTATATATTTCTATTTTTCTAGAAAGACCTATATTTAAATCTAAAATTTCACACATTTTTAATCTATTTTCTATATTTGTAAATTCAAAAACCGAATACCCGTGAATTTGTTTTTTATGGGTTTCATGCTTAGGAATTCTATCTTTTCTATAGATCGCAAATTTTATATTATTTTTATTACAAAAATTTTCTAAAAAGTCCCAACTTTGATTTTTTGAACCATTAAATCCAATTCTAAAAGAATTATTTTTATCCAATGATATGCTACCATCACCATCTAAAAATCCCTTTATAAAAAAAGGCTTCATCTCATCTTTTAAATCAAAATACAAAGGACAACCATTATTTTTTTTATCAAAATTATATTTTTTAAAAAATTGCATTTCTTTTTGTCGAGCAGTTCTAACAAAAGATTGTAAATTATTTGAATTTTTTCTTTTTCTTGTTTTATATTTTTCAAACCCTATATTTTGTATATAACTCCAAATATTTAAAAAATCATCTGTTTTTATTTCTAAAGAAAAATTATATAAACCCCTAGAAGAAATGCCAAAATAACAATCTGCCCAAAAAAATCCTAAAATATAACAACATTTTTCTTGATTTAAATCCAATATCATATATAATTACTTATCATGGATACCACGCTTTCTATTAAAAATTTAAATAAAAACAAACCATTATTGTTTTTGGGTGATCATCATGGATCATGGGATTTAGTTTTTGATATTATAATATCTAAAAAAATAGATAATTGTTATATTATTTGTGTTGGAGACGGGGGAGAGGGATTTATTTCAAAAGAAAAACAACTAAGACAGTTTGAACTTTTAAATAATCGTTTTAAGAAATATAATATAGAATATTTGAGTATACGCGGAAATCATTCAGACCCATCTTATTTTCGAGGTGAAGATAGAGTTTCTTTGAGTAATTTTGAGCTGATTGCTGATTATACAATTGCTGAGTATGGAGATAAGAAGATTCAATTTATTGGTGGTGCAACTTCTATTGACAGAACAGGAAGAACAGAAGGAACTTCTTATTGGGAGAAGGAAGTTTTGGTGTTCGAAAAGAACAAATGTGAAGAAGTAGATATCCTAGTGACTCACACTGCCCCTTCTTGGTGTTTTCCGCAACAGTTTAATGAAATGGTCTATGGATGGGCAAGAGAGGATGCATTCTTAATAGAAGATCTAACAGACGAAAGAGCTATTATGGATGAAATTTGTAAACTATGTAAACCAAGATTGCATTTATATGGACATTTTCATAGTTCTTGGACTGAAAGAGTAAATGGATGTATACACCGACTTTTAGATATTAATGAAATTTGGGCGGATTTTGAATAAATAGTTATATGAAAAATATTTTATTGGTCTTAATAAGTTGTTTTTTAGTATCTTGTGCAACTCCTTCCAACCCAGAATCTTGGATGGAAACCAAAAGAAATGCCTGTCTTCCTACCGCAATTGCATTCAGAGAAGGCTTGCAAAAATATGATGTTTGGTCTGAAGTAGTTGTATATCACTGGATTGATGCAAAAACCAAGAAAACCAATGGCCATGCAATAGTTGCCTATATGTATCCTAAAGGAAAAAATCAATTATGGACATATGATTTTTGGGGTAGTTATAGGGGTCGTGCATTTAAAGATAATCCTCTACAAATTGCTCAACAAGCAGTAAAAGCAAGATCAGAAGACCGAGATGTTATTTTCGCAGAGTTTTTAAAATAACAAATATTATAATGAATGCTTTATCCGCCACCCAAGATTTTTACATAAATTCTTTAATTTATAAAGATTTTTTGGAAGAGAGGGAAGAAGTATTGAAACATAAATGGTTGGAGAGTGAGAAAAAGGGATATGATATCGGTTATAGTACAGCTTTAATTGATTGGATTATAAAATATAGAAAAAATTGGAGAAATTATAGAAAAAATTGTAAAGGTTTAAAGTTCTTAAAAAAAAATGAGAATATTTGATTTTCCATCAACAGAAGAATTTTCCATCAGAGATTGTATTATTGCAAAAACCGATTGCAAGCTAATATTTCCTATTAAACATGATATTAAATGGAACGATGATAATAAAATATTCCGTTCCTCTATTTGGACTAAAGGTGGAGAACTTGTTAGCGCGTCTTGGAAAAAATTTACAAATCTTGGTGAGCAACTAGAATTTGAACCGATTGATATTGATTCCGATATTGAGTTTATTCACAAGCTAGATGGATCAACTCTGATTATTTCAAAATTCAAAGGAGAGCTAATCGTTAGAACAAGAGGAACTAGCGATGCAACTACCTTAGATAATGGAGACGAAATTCCTTTTTTGAAACGAAAATATCCTTTAGTTTTTAATAATGATTATCTTAACACTGAACAATATTCGATTGTTTGTGAATGGTATTCTCCGAGAAATATTATCGTTGAGAGAGAAGCAGAAGAACCAACTCTTTGGCTTACTGGTGTAATAAAACATGATGATTATTCTTATGTATTACAAAACGATTTAGATATATTTTCTACCGATTGGAAAGTAGAAAGACCTATTCGATACAAATTTAATTCAATTTCTTCAATGATTGAATCAGTTAATCAATGGAAGAAAGGAGAAGGAATTGTAATCTATGGAAATAAAGGACAGATTCTAAAGAAAACTAAGTCAGATCGTTATCTTCTGTTGCATCGCATTAAGTCTACTCTAAGCAATGTAAAGAATTTAATAGAATTTTATATAGAAAAAGAGATGCCTTGTTATGAAGATTTTTACAAAATAATTGAAACAGAGTTTGATTATGAGATTGCAGTTCAATTAAAAGAAGAATTAGAAAAAATTTGTGAAGCAGGAGAAAAAGCAAAAAAATATATTGACCATATCCTAGAAGTAGTGCATGATATAAGAAAAGTGGAAACAAGAAAAGACCAAGCAATAATGATCAAAAGAAACTTTAAGGAAAATTCTTCATTTGTATTTTCCGTTTTAGATGGTAAAATAATCAACAAAGAACAATGGACCAAACTAATAAATCAAAAATATGAAAGCTAAAGAACTAATTGAAATTCTAGAAAAACTAGATCCAGAAACACTTATACTTGTTGATGGATACGAAGGTGGTTATGCATTACCAGTAGGAACAAAACAAATAGAAGTATGTGGTCCCTTTAAAAGAGAATGGTATTACGGGGAGTACGATGACTGCAAACAGGACGAACTTTTTAAAACCAAGGCATTTCTAATTCACAGGTAATTATGTATTTTAATTTATCATTAAGAAACTTTTGCAAACCAAGAAAAGATTTTGAAAAATATTTTTCTTTTTACAAACAACTTTCCAAATATAAAAACTTAGAATTTGAAACATTTTACTCAGGGTATAACATTTTTCAATTTGAATTAGATTTTTGTCCAATTGGAAAAGATCATGGTGGTTTGAGTGTAAATTTAAATTTTTTAGGGTTTGAAGCAGGGCTAAGAATTTATGATTCCCGTCACTGGGATTATAAAAATTGGTGTTGGGAAGAGTAAACTATTTAGACTTCTCCGGAAGATACTGGAAGAAGACTTTGGAATTCTTCTTCAGAGATTTCAAGAGCACCAGCTTTAAGGAACTCTTCTGCAATGATTGGCATAGCAGCAATAAAGCGATTGTTGTAGGCATTGACCGAATGGCAAACAAGCCCTCTCCTTTATGACTTGACTCCGTTAGTATCAACAAAGTCGCTTCTCCATGTATCAAGAAATTGTTGGAACTCTTTAGAGGTAGAATCTCTCTTAGCAGAGTCTTTCTCATATTGATCGTAAAACTCTTTTAGTTTTTTATTAAAATAATCCTTTTCATCTTCAGTTTTAGGAAACAATTTTGATCTTTCGATATGACTTTCGATGTCAATTGGATCATATTCCAACAACTGCCCAACTCTTCTAACATCATCTTCTGAGGCGTGCGAAGGCCCAAATGCTCCGTCATATCGATCTGCTAATGCCTGCAACTCCAAAGCCTGCTTTAATCCACTCGGATGGTAGATTATATAGTTACCGGGAGTGTGCGAGCTTCGAACGAGAATAAATTTGAATCCCTTTTCTATTATCTCTTTCTTCAGTTTTGGATCCCCATCTAACGTATTTTTGGTCACTACCCCAAGTTTTCGCTTACCATCAATTACAGTCTGAAGTGAACCATAGTTGTTATAAGCCTCTGACGCTTTTATTTTCTCGCTAAGAACTCTATCATACGCTTCTTCTAGAAGTTGTTGGTCTTTTGTCTTCATTTTGGGTATATCTCAAATTCCTTTGAAGTTGTGTTGTAGTATGAGTTCTGGTAAGGTATGGTTGACATATAAACTATTCGCGTTCTGTATTATTTAGTTTGGTAATATGAGTATTTATCTCATCTATTGTATTTTTCTATTGACTTCTTTCAAAAATATATTAATATTGCGTGTATGAAACACGAAACAGAACTTGAACTTGTTAAAAAGTATCCAAAAATTCTCAAGGATTATAAGGGCGATATGATGCAGACTTGTATGGCTTGGGGAATGGAGTGTGATGATGGTTGGTATAATCTTTTAGATAAATGCATGGAAAAGTTGCAATATTTTTGCGATCTATGTTCAACAGACGATAGAGAGGTGCAGGTTATTGCTACTACCATCAAAGAGAAGTTTGGAACGCTTTCATTCTATACAAGTACTTATGGTGCAAATAGTATTGAAAGTGCTATTATTGATGATATTATCACAGAAGCTGAAATAAGGT